AAATTAATTTTGTGGAACATGAAAATCCTTTTTATCAAATGGGTAAACTTTTCACATACAGACTATCCTGTGAGGTATTCACTTATAGTCAAGAGGATATTGATACAGGATATAGCGACATTGATACAGTCGAAGACTCTATTCAGAAGTTTGCTGTTGAGTTTGAACTTGGGACAAGAGTAAGTGCTTCTACCGCCACAAACTTCTTTGAAGGTGAAACTGTATATCAGGTGTCTGGTGTTACAGATGGGTCTGCGGCACTAGAAAATGCAACAGCGACAGCAGTATCCACCGATTGGGAATCGACACTAACAAAACTAACATTAACAAATATTGTTGGTACAATATCTACAACATCTGGAGAAACACTAAAGGGTGCAGTATCCGGTGCAGAATATCAAATTAATAGTAGCACAACAACTACACTCATTATTCCACAGGAACCAGAGGACAACAAACCTTCAGGTGATAATGAAGACATCGAACTGTTCCGAGATCAAGATGATATATTTGACTTTACAGATGTTGATCCATTCTCGGAGGGTAACTTCTAATGTTTACTCAATTCTACAATGAATCTATTCGTAAGATGGTAATTGGATTTGGTTCTCTATTCAATGATATTCGTGTTGTTCGTAAGAACCCAGACGGTTCTACAAAAGAAACAATTCGAGTTCCTCTATCATATGGTCCAAAAGAAAAGTTTATAAAGAGAATCCAGCAAAATAGTAGCATATCAAATAACACACATACTCAAATCACGCTACCTTTATTGGGATTCGATATTACAGGTATCGCATACGACCCACAAAGAAAAAGCAATAAGTTAAGAACCAGAAAAACTAACGGTAGCAGCGGCACAACAGAGTCATGGAACTATAATGAAGTTCCTTATAATATATCTTTTGGGTTATATTCCTTTTCAAGAAACCATGACGACAATCTGCAAATCATAGAGCAAATACTGCCTTATTTTAGTCCAGAGTTTATTGTAACTTTAAAAATCAATGATATCAATAACAACGTAGATGTTCCTATCATATTGAACGGAGTGAACACTCTTGATGAATATGAAGGTGAATTTGAAACTCGAAGAAACATAACCTCTACTCTTGAGTTTACTGCAAAAACATACATCTATGGACCAGTAAAAACAAGCAAAGAAATTCTTACATCAGAGATAGATATATTCGGAAGTAACGAGAAGTTTGGTAGTGCTGTGACTGATGCACATGACCTTCGTGTTGGTATAACAGGTGGATACACTGGTGAAGGGTTCACCGCAGGTAATAGAATTTATGGTGATTATTATTATGAAACCTAAAAAAACAGTAGATGAAAAATTATCAGAATCTTTAGATATAGATTTTGAAACAAAAGAAGAAGAGAAAGTAACCAAAGAAAGAAAAGTTACTGAGATTCAAGTAAATGCAGTTGATAGCGAAAAGGATTATTGGTTAGTTCGCAAAAACATGAAAGAGTTGATTTCCACAGGAGAAGATGCTATAGAGGGTATCCTCAAAGTTGCTATGGAAGGTGATTCTCCCCGTGCATATGAAGTGGCGGCACAGATGATTAAAACTGTTGCAGAAACAAATAAAGACTTAATGGATCTTCATAAGAAAATGAAGGACATTAATAAAGAAGAAATAAACATAAATAACACCACAAACAACGCACTCTACATCGGATCTACCAGTGAACTTCAAGATTTAATCAACCAATCAAGAAGCGCCAAAAAGGCATTAAGTGATGATATTATCGATGCAGAGGTAATGGAAGATGACGGATAAAAAAGCAGGATATCTGGGAAACCCCAATCTCAAACCGGCAGGAGTTGAGATGGAGTTTACGAAGGAGCAGGTCAAGGAGTATATTAAGTGTGCCCAAGACCCAAAGTATTTTATACAAAAATACATCAAAGTTGTATCTCTTGATGAAGGACTTGTTCCCTTTGAGATGTATGATTATCAAAATGATATTGTAGATACTATTCATAATAATCGTTTTGTAATTGCAAAACTACCTAGACAGAGTGGAAAATCCACAACTGTAATTTCTTATATTCTTCATTATGTTTTATTCAATCAAAGTATGAGTGTTGCAGTTCTAGCAAATAAGCAAGCAACGGCTAAAGATATTCTAAGTAGATTACAACTTGCTTATGAGTACCTTCCAATATGGCTTCAGCAAGGAATCGTTGAATGGAACAAGGCTAGTATTAAATTAGAAAATGGTTCTAAGATTCTTGCATCATCCACATCTGCTTCTGCTGTTCGTGGTGGTTCGTATAACATGCTTTTCCTTGACGAATTTGCTCACGTTCCTACAAATATTGCAGAGGAGTTCTTTAGTTCAGTTTATCCTACAATTACTTCTGGACAAAGCACAAAGGTTCTTATGGTTTCTACACCAAATGGTTTAAACATGTATTACCATTATTGGAGAGGGGCAACCAAAAATGAAGGAGAACAAGGAAAGAATGAATATATTCCGATAGACGTTCATTGGAGTCAGGTTCCTGCATATCCAGGCGGACCTTTAAGAGACGAAGAATGGAAAAAACAAACAATCGCAAATACTTCGGAAGAACAATTCAAAACAGAATTTGAATGTGACTTTATTGGTTCGAGTGCCACTTTAATATCTTCGAGTAAACTTCATGCACTTTCTTGGGTGAAACCTCTCATCAGAAATGATGATGGATTGTGGATATATGAAGAACCTAAAGAAGATCGAACTTATTATATAACTGTCGATACTGCAAGGGGACAGGGATTGGATTATAGTGCTTTTGTTGTGGTTGATGCAACAGAAATGCCATATAGAGTTGTGGCAAGATATAAAAATAATATTGTATCTCCGATGGTTTATCCAACTGTCATTTCGACAGTCGCTAAACAATTCAACAATGCTTATGTTTTGGTTGAAATAAATGACATCGGGGGGCAGGTTGCAGATGTTCTTCATCAAGACCTAGAATATGATAATATTCTCATGTGTTCTCATATGGGTAGAAAAGGACAGGTCGTTACATCGGGGTTTGGTGGAAAGGGTACAACACACATGGGTGTTCGGACATCTGCTGTGGTTAAAAAACTCGGATGTTCTGTTTTGAAAAGTTTAATTGAAGAAGACAAATTAATAATTGAAGATATTGATACAGTTAATGAATTGACAACTTTTATTGCAAAAAGAAATTCATATGAAGCAGATGATAATTACAACGACGATTTGGTGATGTGTTTGGTTCTTTTTGCTTGGTTGACTCGACAGGATTATTTCAAGACTACCACCAACACAGATGTCAGAACTGAAATTTATGAGGATGAAATTGAAAAATTAGAAGAAAATATGGCACCTTTTGGATTTATTCATGACGATGATGATGAGGGTGGAGAGTGGGATGGTGAAGATAGATGGTTTGCATTCTAATATAGGGGTAAAAAACTCAAAAACTATAAATATGAACGACAAGAACTATGGTTTTTTGGATAAAAAATACCGAATTTTAAATAAAACATCTTCCAAGGAGATTTAAGGATGGCCAGACCAAATGTAACAGTAGTAATTGATGATCAGAGTTATGTAATACCGAACAGCGAGGAGGGTTCTATTGTTCGGGGTGGTATGGTTTCAACTGAGGGACTCGTATTAGCACTCGGATTTACAGCAGATAGAGAAAAAGGATTTATGCAAATCGACAGTATATCTGACTGGATGCATAGATTAACAGCAAAAGACCCAACAGGAAACGGTAATACTTTCGATCATGTTTGGTATCATTCAGATTCTGCGGGTTTTACTAGTCATCATACAAGTTTATATGCAGGTGGTACAGGTTCCAGATATCCTGTAGGACCAACTGGTGCTTGGAAGAATGAATGGTACGCCGCACATAACTTCCTACAGTACGGTGGTGTTCTTATTGTGGGTGCAACTGGTAGTGTGGAGAACACAGGATCTGGTTCAGCAACACTCCAAGATAAGCAGATTCCACTCGATGTTGTCTTCGCGGCAACTGGTGGTGATGCCACACCATCCACAATTGCTTCTGCAAGAGGAGACTGTGTTGGTGTTGTGGGGTGTGCAGGTTCAATTACTGCTCCAGAAAGTGCTACTTTCTCTGGAACTGCAAACGAATTCACAATCAATGTTTACGGTACAAAAAGACACTTGGATGTGACAAGAGGTGTCGGTGGTGTCGCATCAAATGTAGATTACATTACGACATCCTGCGGCGCAGACGTTGCAGGTTGTATTGCAAGAAACGACAAACTCGCTGATCCTTGGATTTCACCAGCAGGTTTCCGCCGAGGACAGATTCTTGATGTTGTAAGTCTTGTGGACAACCCAACCGATGCAGATATGGATACACTCTACGATGCGAAGATTAACCCAATCGTTACCTTCCCAGGCGAAGGAACAGTACTCTTCGGAGACAAGACTGGTGCAGACGGAACAAGCACTCTAAGCAGAATTAATGTTTCGAGACTCTTCATCTATCTTAAGAAGACAATCGGTGCTGCCGCAAGAGGTAAACTCTTCGAGATCAACGATGCAACTACAAGAGCATCGTTTGTCAACGCAGTATCTCCTCTCTTGAGAAACATCCAAGCACGAAGAGGTATCACTGACTTCCGAGTCGTATGTGACGAGACGAACAACACAGATGCTCTAATTGATTCAAATCACTTCATTGCTGATGTCTTCATTAAACCAACAAAGAGTGTTAACTTTATTAGACTCACGTTCACAAATAAAAATTCAGCAGATGACCTAGATTGATCATAGGCCTTATAAATACTTTTAAAGGAGAATAAAATGGCAGAAAATCATCCAAATGAGATCGCCACTTTTAAGAATGCATTCGACGGGGGAACTCGTCCAAACAGGTTTGTGATCAGCGGTACTATCGGACAACCAGTAGGAGACGCTGTAGAATCACTACTTGTAAAGGCGGGACAGGTTCCTGCACAGACACTTGGTATTCTACAAATTCCCTTTAGGGGAAGAGTTGCAAAACTACCCGGTGACCGTGCATACGCAGAATGGACATTCACTATGGTTGATACTACTGGTTCAGAGTCCGGTAGAAACTTCCGAAGAGAATTTGAATCATGGCACGAATCATTCAACAAACATCGAGAAAATGTTGTTGATGCACAAGGTGTCTTGAACGGAACAAATGAAGATTTCTATACTCAATGGACCGTGCAGCAACTTGACATGTCAGGTTCTGTTATTCCAGATAGAACAATCTCTCTAATTAACTGCTGGCCTGTAGAAGTCGGAGCAATAGATTTGTCATATGATGCTGCTGATACTATTACTGAGTATACAGTAACATTAGCATATGATTATCTTGAACTAAAAAACTCAATTTGAGGTAATCTAAATGGTATCACATTCAAATCAAATTGGAGACTTCAAGGCAAAGTTTAATGGGGGAACTCGTCCTAATAGGTTTGTAATTACTGGAACTATGGGTGGGGCTTTACAGGAGAAGGGTGATGTTGAACCAGTGCTTGTAAAGGCGGGTTCTATGCCTGTTCAGACACTTGGTATTCTACAAATTCCCTTTAGGGGAAGAGTTGCAAAACTTCCGGGAGATCGTGTCTATGCAGAGTGGACGTTCACTATGATAGACGATATAGGTGGCGAAGAGAAAGAAGGCGGCCTGCGAAGAAAGTTTGAAGAATGGCACGCAAAATTCAACAAACATGAAGAAAATATTGTTGATAAACCCGAGACTCTTAGTGGTACAGGTGATGATTATGGTGAATGGACAGTCGTTCAGTTGGATATGACAGGTAAAGAAATACCAAACAGAAAAATTAAATTAATAAATTGTTGGCCAGTTGAAGTAGGTGGAATAGAATTGAGTTACGATACTGCTGATACTTTGACTGAATACTCAATCACTCTTGCGTATGACTACCTTATACTAGCCGAGAAGTAGACCCTCGTAAATTCTTATACATATAAAGTAAAAGAAACACCAAGATAAAGAGGGTTATATCATGCCACTAGACATATTCGGTTTCTCGATTGGTAGAAAAAAACCAGAAGAACTAATCAGTCCCCAAGAAGCAAACGTACAAAAATCATTTGTAGAACCAGATTCTTATGATGGAACCTATACTCTAGAAACAGGTGGAGTGTTTGGTACTTATGTTGACTTTCAGGGTTCTGTTCGTGATGAAAATGCACTCATATCTCAATATAGAAATTGCTCTATGTTTCCTGAAGTTGATCAGGCAGTTGAAGATATTGTTAATGAAGCAGTTATTATGGATACGGATCATAAACCAATCAAGTTAGATTTGGAAATTGTAGATTTGTCTGAAAGTATCAAGACTAAAATCTACAATGAATATGATGGCATTCTTCGACTATTAGAATTTAATAAAAAGGGAAGTGACCTTTTCAGAAGATGGTATGTTGATAGTAAACTATATTTTCATGTTTTGATTGATGAGGAAAACCCACAAAAAGGTATTTCTGAACTTAGAGCAATTGATCCCGTAAAGATCAAGAAAATACGAAAGGTTGATAAGGAACAACAAAATATTGGAACTAATAAAGTTCCTTTTATTAAGAAGGTAGAAGAATTCTTTGTTTATACAAACACTGATAAAAATTCTCCGGTTCAAACTGCATCAACTGGTATTAAAATTTCAACAGATGCTATCTGTTATGTCCATTCTGGTATGATTGACGGTAACTCAAAACGAGTAATTGGTTATTTGCAGAAAGCAATTCGACCATTAAACATGCTTCGTCAGATCGAAGATGCAGTTGTTATCTATCGTATCTCCCGTGCGCCAGAAAGACGCATATTCTATATTGATGTTGGTAATCTTCCAAAGAATAAAGCGGAACAATATCTTCGTGATATTATGAATAAGTATAGAAATAAACTTACATATGACGCAGCAACTGGTGAGATTAAAGACGGTAAGCAGCATATGCATATGCTTGAAGATTATTGGTTACCAAGAAGAGAAGGTGGTAAAGGAACAGAAATTACCACTCTTGACGGTGGACAGAATCTTGGCGAAATGGAAGATGTTGAATACCTTCTACGAAAAGTTTATAGGTCTCTAAACGTACCTGTAAGTAGAATGGAATCTGATAACGGATTTAATTTAGGTCGTTCCGCTGAAATCACAAGAGATGAAGTTAAGTTCTTTAAGTTCATAGAAAAATTAAGAACGAGATTCACAGAACTATTTCTTAATCTTTTAAGAACTCAATTAATTCTTAAAGGTGTTATGTCAGAAGATGATTGGAATAATATCTCTCCCGACATTCAATTCATATTCAATCAAGACTCACATTTTAGCGAATTAAAGCATTCAGAAATCTTAAAAGAAAGATTAGATATATTAAGCCAAATGGATGAATATATAGGTAAGTACTATTCCACTGAATGGATTCGTAGAAATATACTAAAGCAGTCTGACGAAGAAATGAAATTAATTGACAGTCAAATTCAACAAGAAGGTCCTCAAATGGGCGAAGAAGATATGGGAGAAGAATACTAATGGAAGACATTGCAAAAATGATTGGTTCTATTCTTAGTGATGATAAAGAGGGATTTGAATCTGCCTTTAAGGCAGAAATGGATACTCGTATTGGTGAGAAAATTGTAGATAAGAACTTAGAAATTTCTAAGGATATTGTATCATCCCCCGAAGCACTATCTCCTGATGCACCTGTATCAGAAGCATATACATTTAAATCACCTACAGACGCAAAGAAATTTGTCAATTCGGCATCAAACGCTGGACTGACGAAAAGAAATTTCAAAGTCAAGGGTAAGACAGTAGATGTTTCTGGTGTGAAAGATAAAGAAATGAATCAGATGCTTCAGATGCTCGCAAAAGAAATGAAAGCAAAATAAGGATAAAGAAATGACCATTATTAAAGCACTACAAGAAGTATTATCAGAAAAAAAAGAGGTCGTTTTTGAAACCAAAGACGGCGCAAGTATACATATTACACCAGAACATGCTTCTTCTATAGTCTCAGTTCATGATACTTTAAACAAAGATAATCAGCAGAATATGAGAAGTATGTTGGAAGAATCAGAAGATAAGTTTATCAAGGTTCTACAATTCTGTGATAAACAGTTTAACAAATAAGGGACTTCAAATGTCAACAGAAAACATCATTCAAGAAATACTATCAGAAAATCTCTCTTCTGCAAGAAAACAAACAGAAGAAATACTTTATTCCAAATTAAGTGAATCAATTGAAGGAATGAAAAAAGATGTAACATCCTCTGTATATGAGGATGCAATCGGTGCTGCTACTCTTGCTGAAAAAAGAAAAGCAAAGAAGAATGGCGATGACGAAGATTACGCCAAGAAAACCGACAAAGAAGATGATGGTGAAGGTTTAGATCCAGTCGGTGCAGAAGACAGTGATGTTGACAATGACGGTGACTCCGATGATTCTGATGACTACCTCAAGAATCGCCGAAAGACTGTGAAAAAAGCAGTCAATAAAGACGATGATGAAGAGGAAGTTAAAGAAGAAAATATTTATGGTATGGATAAAGAAAAGTATATGAAACTTTCTGATACTGAAAAAGATAAAATAAAAACTAAATTCCACAAAGAAAAAGAACAAGAAGAAAAGGAAAAGGGCCACTCATGAAACTAATCACAGAAATGATTGAAGATGTCCAGTATCTTGTAGAAGAGGAAGATGGTAAAAAAAACCACTACATTCAGGGTGTCTTTATGCAAGCAGAGCAAAAGAACCGCAATGGTAGGGTATATAAAAGAGACATATTAGAGAATGAAGTAAAACGATACAACAAGTCCTTTGTTAAGAAAAATCGTGCATTAGGTGAACTGAATCACCCACAAGGTCCTACTGTAAATCTAGACAGAGTTTCCCATATGATTAAAGACCTCAAGTTTGAGGGTAATGATTGTATTGGTAAAGCCAAACTTCTTGATACCCCTATGGGTAACATTGCAAAGAATCTCGTAAGTGAAGGCGCACAACTTGGTGTGTCTTCTCGCGGTATGGGTTCACTTGAGGAAAGAAAAGGAGTCAACTATGTTAAAGACGACTTCATGCTTTCAGCAGTGGACATTGTTGCAGATCCATCTGCTCCAAATGCCTTCGTAAACGGTATCATGGAAGGTAAAGAGTGGGTATGGGATAATGGTATTTTGCAAGAAAAACAAATACACGAATATCAGCAAATGATTAAAAAGGCCTCCAGTCGAGAATTAGAAGAAAAGGCACTTTTTGCGTTTAAAGATTTCATGTCAAAACTTTAGTTTTTTATAAATAAAGCAGACAGTCTACGGAGTTTTATATGTCAAACAAAGATACAACACTTTTAGATTCAGTTAAAGAATCACTACTGGAGTCTACGGACACAGATACAGAATCTGTGGACGAAGGTGCTATGGATTTAGTAAAGGGTGCTGGTAAAGTTATAAAAAAAGTTTACAATCACCCAACAGTAAAACCACACGCAGATGAACTAGTAAGAAGAGCGGCGACAAGAGCAGTAAAGGGTGTTGCTAACAAGGGACACAGACTTTTAGATAAAACTAAAACAAAAAAGGAGTCAGTCATGTCAGAATATGACGATACACATCTAAACGAGGCGGGGTCAGAGACTCCTACACTAGACACAAAATCAGAAGAAGATCCAAAACTGTATCAGGATGCTGAAGGAAAGCACGCCAAAATTGATACGGACAAGGGTACTGAAGGAAAGGACAAGAAGAACAAGGCATCTATTGCTGGTAAATCAAAAGGTCCTTCTTCCTTTGAAACTCCAACAGCGAGTGGTTCTTCTCAAGAAAGAATGGAACAGCACATGACTGCTCTCTTTGATGGTGAAGAACTAACAGAGGGTTTTCAGACTAAAGCAGTAACTATCTTTGAAGCAGCAATTAACGAGCGTGTTTCAGAAGTAGAAGCAAGTCTTCTTGAGCAATACGAAACAATCCTCTCAGAGAACATCGAAGAGATTAGTAATAATCTTTCCGAGAAACTAGATGACTATCTAGGTTATGTTGTTGAGAACTGGGTTGAAGAAAATAAACTTGCTCTTGAAAATGGTATCCGAATGGAAGTCGCAGAGAACTTTATCTCTGGACTCAAGGTACTCTTTGAGAACAACTTCATTGATGTTCCCGACGAGAAGTATGACCTTCTTGATGAAGTTACCGCTACTAAAGACGAACTGGAAGAGCAACTCAACAAAGCACTCCAAGAAAGTATTGAACTTCGTAAAGAAATTCTCTCGCATCGTTGTGGTGAAATCTTCGTTGAGCAAGCAGATGGACTAACTGATGTTGAAGTTGAAAAACTTGCATCTTTGACTGAAGGTATTGAGTTTGAAAACGAACAACAGTATCGAGATAAGATTTCAGTTCTAAGAGAAAGTTATTTCAACAATACTCCTGTTCTTACAGAAGAAACTGAAACAACAAATCAGGTAATCTCAGAGGGTGGACCTATGGATAGGTACACTAACGTAATCGGTAGACACGCATCTTACAATAAGGTATCCTAAAGGTCAAACTTTTATACATATCAGGAAATCTCAATAAACTAACGAGTCAAAAGGAGAATCTATAATGGATTTCAATCAAAACAACACACCGTATGATCAGTTGCAGGAGAAGTGGTCTCCGGTTCTAAACCACCCAGACCTACCTGCAATCGATGACAGTTACAAGCAAAAAGTAACTGCTGCACTTCTCGAAAACCAAGAGCAAGCACTCCGTGAGCAGAACATTCACGAAGTTGCGAACAACGCCATGGGTGGTGGTGGTTTCACCGTTTCCCAGGCTGCTCAAACCGGATCACCAAACCTCGCCGGTTATGATCCAGTTCTAATCAGTCTTGTTCGTCGTGCAATGCCTAATCTAATGGCATACGATCTTGCAGGTGTTCAGCCTATGAGCGCCCCAACTGGTCTTATCTTCGCTATGCGTGCTAAGTACGACAAGCAAGACGGAGCAGAAGCACTGTATCAAGAAGCATTCTCTAAGTTCTCTGGTGCTGGATTCACCTCAAGTGGTGCTGCTGGTACTGCAACTGGTGGTGTAGATCCAACTGCTGCTGACCTTCTCACCAACATGAGAGGTATGGCAACAAACACCGCAGAAGCACTTAGTGCTGGTGGTGCTGAAGGTACTAACTTCAAGGAAATGGCATTCTCAATCGAGAAGGTTGCTGTGGAAGCAAAGACTCGCGCCCTCAAAGCAGAGTACACCACTGAACTCGCTCAGGACCTCAAAGCAGTCCACGGACTTGACGCAGAGACTGAACTTGCTAACATTCTTAGCACTGAAATCCTCTCAGAA